CAGCCCGCATACTTAAAAAAGGCTCTGTATAAGTATTTAGAGCAACAATATTTTTAAACATATCGTGCGTCATACCCAGTATATCATCTAAATCTTTTTGTGTTTCCCTAACGTCACCTTGGCTTTCATCAATTACTTCTTGTTCTTCACCATTTATATAAAACTTTAAAACATTGGGCTTACGTCCACGTTCTATTTTATAGAAGGTGTCGTTCTTTTCAAAATTCAGTGTGACCAACATATTTTTATTATTGGTCTTGTTTACGAGATTATCCTTTTTAATGTTGGTTAGTGCTTGTCCAAAAAGAGCGTAACTTAGTGCATTGATGATAGTAGTTTTACCTGTACCATTACGACTGCCATTGTCATCCCCACCTTGATCTAGGTTCTCACCCAAGACCAATGTTAGTTGTTCCCTACAGAAATCTACTGCTTGAGTATTATTACCAACACTCATAAAATTTCTAACTGTTAAGTTTTTAATTTTAATCATATATTTTTATAGATATCCATAAGTAGTTTAATATTATACGTATCACTTTCCAAGTTTGTTAATTGATTTATAACAATTTGATCTAAACTTTCAAATGCTGTAATTTCTAAATCAGTATTAAGTTCAATATCGCGTTTTTCAGGAATTAGAGTAAGTTCGCGTATTGGATAGTTTGCAATAAATTCTTCTTTTATGGCACTCCCCTCCTCATAACTGATAGGAATGTCTAATGTTACACGAAGATGTTGTTTAGATTTTATTAGTGTATCCTTTTCATCAATCAACCTACTCAATGTAATAGTTCTAAAAGTAGGTTGATTAGGCCAAGTATAATATTTAGGTTGTCCACCCCATTCTAGTATCATCATACCTCGGTCATCATCCCAAGAATCTGCATAGTTATGTGGAAAAGCATTACCAATATAGTGCATGTTCTGTTTATTTTGACGTTTGTGAAAATGTCCACTTAGACCAATTTCATATTTTTTAAACTGACTCAGTTGTATTTCACCATGATCAGGCATCTGTACCATAGCATTCATAAAGAAATTAGGTAATTCAAAATGTCCAAAAATATACCTAGCATCTTTCTTACCTATAGTTTTCCATTCATCGCCTACAAGCCAAGGACACATAGTGACTTCACTCTTTGTTATAGGTTTATATACAACGGTGATTCCTGGGATATATTTGCCAAATTCCACACTATGAATATCTCGCTTATCTTTATAGTAGAGATCATGGTTGCCAGGAAAGAAAAAAAATTGATCAAATGCTTTACCTAGCTTTTCCAAACTGCGTAAACTATAATCCATAGTAACAATATTAAGACTATTGCGATTATGATGCCAATCACCCAAAAAGAATCCAGTATCACAATTATTCTTTTTTGCGATTTTAATAAACCAGTTTACAAAATCTTCACAATCTTGATTATGTATTTGACTATTAGATTTTAAGCCAAAATGTATGTCTGTAAAAAATGCTGCCTTTTTAAATAAACTCATTCCTCGTCTCTTTCATATCTTTTCAAGCTAGCTGTATATTCAGCATTACTGATTCGTGTATAACTTGGATTCATGTCATTCATTTCGAGAATATCATCTCTAATATTTTGATTACGTTTTTCAATATTGATTATTCGAACAAAACTATTAGTCACAGCAGCAGTAAAATAAGCAAAAGGATTATTCGATTTGGCTTCATTAAATTGTAGTCCTACCTGTGTGAGTTGTAATATGGCCTGAGCCTTCATTTCATCATTATAGGTATAGCCACGAACATTGCCACGAGTAGCATAACGTTCACATAATTTCATGTACATACGAGCTAAGTTATTAGTTATTTGTCCATGATCTTTACTGAACTTACCATTTTTTATACCACCCTTCCAATGACTTTTGCCTACACAGATAAGTTCATCATTTTCATCAAACTTCCAGTGTTGAAAAGGTGGAAAGTTTACACGATCATGATTATCTGCCTCAGTTTTTTGACTTTTCTTACGTGTTTTGTTTACTGGAATATGTTCATAAGTCATAATTCTAAAGATTAAATCAGTTTTAGCTATTTTTTTATAATCAAATTCGCATTCAGCTAATTTTATTTTTTCACCTGCTTCTTTACGCTGGACCAACAGTTCATCCCCCATTCTTTTAGCACGATTACGCTTGGCTTCAGCTACAATTCTAATATTAATTTTATCTTTACTTGGCAAAATAATATCATATTGATGATATTCTGGACGGCTATAGCTACAATAAGTGTTCTTGCTTTTATGTATTTCTTCTAATAAATCTTTATTATTAAGATAATTTACAGTCATGTATACTTGTCCTTTATACTATTATAAACTACGTAGATTAAAAAGTCAAATAAATATTTGCCGAGGAGACCTAAAATGGTAACAAGTTTAATTGGGACGGTGCAAAATCTACTCCCGGAGATTCTGTCATCAAACCCAGGTTTTAATTTAAGCGATAAGAGAAGTCAAAACATAAAGAAAGAAATGCAGTCTAATCAAGACGCTCAGCCCGTTACACCTAGCTTTGATACGGGTAGTGCAGCTGATTGGCGTGTAAGATTGAGTCTTCCATCAAGTTCTATGTGGAAAAGTAGTTTATTTACTCCATTAAAAGAAGCCGGCGGACTAATTTTTCCATACACCCCAACAATAACAATTAGCCACCAAGCTAATTATCAAGAGCAGCCAATTACACATCAAAACTATCAATTTGTTGCTTATCAATATAGTAGAGTAAGTGAAATACAAATTGTGGGGGATTTTATTGTAGAAAATGCACTACAAGCTCAATATTGGATATCTACAATACATTATTTAAGAAGTGTAACTAAAATGTATACTGGAGAAGATCAAGAAGCAGCTGGAAATCCGCCACCTATAGTTTTATTCAATGCTTATGGTGATTATGTTTTTAAAAATATCCCAGTAGTAGTAAAAAGTTTTAATCTAACATTACCAAAAGAAGTAGACTATATTACCACTAATATGCAATCTTTACCAAAGCCAAAAACTGTCGCAGGCAGCATGGCTTCCCAATTATTAGGTCAACCTAGTACACCAGGCTCAACAAAAATACAAAGTTTTTCAGGCAGTGTACAACCTGAAAGTAAAAGCGGTCCAGATGATAGTCATGTACCAACTCAAAGTGCTATTTCAGTTACACTACTGCCAGTATATAGTAGAACTAGGGTTAGGCAATTTAGTCTCGCTAAGTTTGTAGAAGGAAAATATGTAAAGGACGGTTATTTATAATGCCTGCTCGTTATTCAAGTTCTAGCCCATGGTTTAATACTCCTATAATAAGAAATCAACTTAGTATACTGAGTATAAGACCAGTAAGTGCCGAAATGGACGATTATCTTTACACAATAGAAAGTCAATATGCACTTCGGCCAGATTTATTAGCCTATGATCTTTATGGTGATCATGGTTTATGGTGGGTATTTACTCAAAGAAATTTAGATGTGTTACAAGATCCAATATTTGATTTTGTTGCAGGAATACAAATCTTTATACCCAAACCTCATCAGTTAAGTCAAGTTTTAGGAACATAATATGCCCCTAGGAATAAAAGAAATACTTAAAACTGCGGTAAAGACTGCAATTGCTGGAAGTGCTGTTGGAGCTGTTACTCTAGCATTAAAAGAGGCTGGTTCTGGAAAAGTATTAAATGGTGCAAGTTTAGTAGGTGGAATTAACGGAGATTTATTAGATTCAGCACTTAATAAACTAGGAAGCAATTTAAACGGAAGACTTAATAATATTACAGGGATACCTGGAATTCCTAATACTTCCCGTAATCCTTCTAACCCTAATAGTGTTAATAGTTTAGATGGACCTTTTAATGAAGTTAGTGATTTACGTTTTAATAACAATGCAGGTAATTCCCAAAGTAAAGCACAATTTTCTAAGACTCTCCCCTTGCAAAATGTTCTACATGATTATGCAAGTTACAATTATATTTGGACACTAAGTGCTCTGAGTAGAGGTCATTTGAATTTTCCAGATGATAGTTATAGAAAAGGTATACTTGGGCCCATAATTTTAAAATCTGCTAGTGGGCAACCTAATAACAGAGTAGCTCTAAGTCCCTATGAAAGTCAAGCCAATCCTAGTGGAAAGTATGATTATTTTATTGATAATATTAGAATAAAAGGTGTAATTGGTTTAGATAAAAATACAGGTAATACAAACAGTACAGGCATCAATTTTACCGTAATTGAACCTTATAGTATAGGATTATTTTTTCAAACTTTACAAGTAGTTGCTAGTAAAGTAGATTATAAAAACTGGGTTGAAATGCCTGTTCTCTTACGTGTAGAATTTTTTGGACATCACGACTATTTAAACCAAAATATAAAAAGTGTGAGTACAAAATATTTTCCATTAAAAATTGCTCAAATATCTATGAAAGTCACAGACAAAGGTAGCGTATATGACTGTACGGCTATTCCTTGGAATGAAAGAGCGTATAGTAGATCAACCAGTACAATAAAAAGTGATATAAAATGTAGTGGCCGTACAGTTCAAGAAATGTTACAAAAAAACACTAAAGAAACAATAAGTTTTCAAAGTGTAATAAATGATCAATTAGCATCAGCAGCCTTAGCAGCATCTCAAGGTAAAAATGAAGCAATAATTGCTGATAAAGTATTAATTTTATTTCCAATGCAGGTCGCTACTGGTGGTTCTAGTGGATCTACAAATAGTGATGTAAGTAATCCACAAGGTGCTACAACTATGAGTAATCAAGGTGGAGGTTCTAATAACAAAGTTGTAGAACAAAAATTAGGAGTAGAATTAGAAGGTATAAATTATGTTCAAAATAGTGGAGTAAATATACTAGGCACAGCAGAGATGGGGTTTATTGATCAGAAAAAAGCAGAAGAAAGTTTTAGCAAAGATAATGCTGTTTGGGATCCTGGAAAAAAAGTGTATGTTAGAGGTGATTTAACCATAACAGAAAAATCTGGTATTGCTGCTTTTAAACAAGGTCAAAGTATACCTAATGTTATAAATCAAATTTTACTAAGTAGTGATTATGGTCGTCAAGCATTAGATCCTAAAAACTTTGATTCAAATGGATTTGTACATTGGTGGAGAATAGACAGCCAAATGTACATGTTAGACGGTGAATCAAATATGAAGCAAACTGGCAAATATCCTATGCTAACAGTGTTTAGAGTAATTCCACATATGGTTCATCACAGTAGATTTTTACAATCAGACCAAACTGCTAAATCAAAAGCAATAAAACAATCTGCAATAAAAGAATATAACTACATTTACACTGGTAAAAATATAGATGTATTAGATTTTCAAATTAATTTCAATGCTAGTTTCTATACAGCTTTGGCAGCAGATAATGGTAAATTCAATAAAGATATGCAAAATAGGAGTCAACAAGCCGCCGATGCTACCAAAAGTAAGCCTGTAATTGAAAAAGGTGTGTTAAGTTCAAAACGCATAGATGCAAATGGTAAAGAATATGATGCAAGCGCAGGATATGCAGCCGGCACGTATGGCAATTTTAGAGTAGGTGATCCTATGGATAAAATTGTTCAAATTAGGAATGCAGAGATTGATGTAGGATCAAATCAAGGTGGTACAACAGGAGAAGATCCTGGGAGATTAGCAGCAAGACAATTTCATAAAGCAATTAATACAATTGCAGACATGGTACAATTACAAATGAAAATACTTGGAGATCCATTTTACATGGGTGATAGTGGAATGGGTAATTACAGTGCAGGTGATAGTAATATTCGAGGTTTAAATAGTGATGAGGCCATAAATTATCAAGAAGGTGAAGTATATATTACAGTGAATTTTAGAAATCCTATTGATATTAACTACAAAACAGGACTTTATGACTTTCCTTCAGGAAAAGTGCCTACATTTAGCGGTCTTTATCGTGTAGGTACTGTAGAAAGCACCTTTACTAATGGTGTTTTTAGTCAAACTTTAGATTTATTACGTATGCCAAATCAAACTCCAGAAGGTGGTCCAGATGGAATTCCAGATACTGCGTTAACTGATCAAATTAATAACTTTGAGCCTGGATTACCTTATGAAGGAATATTGTATGACGATGCAGATGCAGGGGAGTGGAATTAAATGGCTGAAGACGCAAGAGACCCGATTGAACAAGATAGCAAGGATCCTGGCCCGTTTTTGGCAAAGGTTATAAGCCATCTTGACCCTAAATTTATGGGTAGTCTAGAAGTACAATTATTAAGACCAGTTGGTAATGCTCCTAAGGCTGAAGGACAATTACGCATAGTAAAATATGCCAGTCCATTTTGGGGTCAAACAGGTTTTGAATTTAATAACGAAGAAAATACTTATGATGGAACACAAAAAAGTTATGGCTTTTGGATGATACCACCAGATGTAGGCAGCACTGTGATTGTGATATTCATTGAAGGTGATCCTAAACAAGGCTATTGGATAGCATGTACTCAAGATCTTGAAATGAACTTTATGACTCCTGGTTATGCTACTACGAGCTTTCATGTTGATGGTGACGAAGAACGTGTACCTGTCGCTGAGTATAATAAAAAAGTAGAACAACCTTTACCTAAAGATACGACTAAGGTTAAAAAACCTAAGCACAAATATTTTGTGGACATACTTAAAGAGCAAGGTCTTACACTAGATGATATAAGAGGTGTAACTACAAGTAGTGCTCGTAGAGAAGTCCCCAGTATGGTATTTGGTGTGAGTACTCCTGGACCTATTGATAAAGATGGACCAACAGGCAAAGTAGGTAAGGCAGAACATGAAATTACTGGTGCTCCTATAAGCAGATTAGGTGGTTCAAGTTTTGTTATGGATGATGGTGATGACAAATTTGAAAGGAAAAAGAAGGCAAGTGAAGGTCCACCAGATTATGCAACTGTAGAGGATGGTGAGAAAGGTAATAATAAATTACCCCACAATGAACTAATACGCATACGCACAAGAACTGGACATCAAATCCTATTACATAATAGCGAAGATTTGATTTACATAGGTAATGCTCGTGGTACAGCATGGATAGAACTGACTAGTGATGGCAAGATGGATATATTCTGCGAAGACAGCATAAGTGTACATACCAAAAATGATTTTAATCTATATGCTGATCGAGATATCAATATGGAAGCAGGACGTAACTTTAATATAAAAGTTAAAGAAGAAATGCATACTCATGTATTGAAAGATCATATTTTAATAGTAGATGAAAATCAAAAGATACACATTAAAATGAAACGTGATGAAACTATAGAACAAGAATACTTTCAAAAAGTAGTTGGAAAAGTAGACATTTTTCATAGCAACATCTTTAGACATTATGCTGCTGACTATTATGATGTTAATGTTGGTGGACATATTTATATGACCAGTGGCGGCAGCAATGAAACATTAGCAGGCGGTAATATAATAGAAACTGCGCCCAACATACATATGAATGGCCCAGGTGCAGCACAAGCTAGTGTAGCAGATGAGGCAGAATTACCTAAAATACTAAAAGTTCATAGTGTGCCAGATCAAGAAGGAGCAGAATTATTCCAAACTATAGTGCGTCGTGTCCCTATTAAGGAGCCTTGGCAGCATCATGAAAATTTGGATCCTCTAGAATTTAAACCTGATAAAATTGATAGAGATCTTGAAGGTAGATATGAGGATGTAAGTAATTTCTTATTTAAACCTGAATATTTTAAAAAGTATACTACAAAATTGGATACTTTTGCAAAGAACAAACGTGATTAAATATAAATATGCCTATTCAAAGACTTTATGAAAAATTAGTTGTAAAAGGCAATTCAATTAAAGATTTGCCACCTTTACCTAGAACTTATAGAGGATTTAGTACTATTAGTCAAGATAGTGAAAATTTTAGTCTATATGATTTAAGCTTAATTAAACAGGATTTAATAAATCATTTCCATATAAGACAAGGTGAAAAGTTAAGTGATCCTTCATTTGGTACTATAATTTGGGAAATTATTTTTGAGCCGCTTACAAATGAAATGATAGATTTAATCACTAAAGATGTGGAAAAAATTATTAATTATGACCCAAGAGTTAGAGCACAAAATGTTACTATTACATCATATGAATCTGGACTACAAATTGAATGTACTTTAACTTATTTGCCATATAATGTAAGTGAGGTATTGAAATTTAGATTTGACGAAAGTGCTGGGCTGATTGGTTAACTTAGCAGTTAATAATACCTAATAAATATTAGATAAGGATAATATATGTCAGCCACTGATAGACAAAATAGATTATTCGTTGCAGAAGACTGGCGTAGAATATATCAAAGTTTTCGTAATGCAGATTTCCAAAGCTATGATTTTGAGAATTTACGCAGAGTAATGATTGATTATTTGCGTCAAAATTATCCAGAAGATTTCAATGATTATATAGAAAGCAGTGAATATCTTGCTTTAATAGATATGATTGCGTTTCTTGGGCAGAGTTTTGCTTTTAGAGTAGACTTAAATGCTCGTGAAAACTTTTTAGAACTTGCAGAACGTAGAGAAAGCATATTAAGATTAGCACGTACATTAAGCTATAATGCTAAAAGAAATACTCCTGCTAGTGGTTTATTAAAATGGCAGAGTATAAGTACAACTCAAACCGTTATAGATAGTAACGGTAGAAATTTAGCAGGACAAGAAATACTATGGAACGACCCCAGTAATAATGAATGGTTTGATCAGTTTGTTAGAATAATAAATGCAGCTATGCCTATTACTACTCAATTTGGTGATCCAATTAATAAAGCAGTAGTTTATAGTATACCTACTGAGCAGTATAGAATACAAACTACTGGTACTACAATTCCTGTATACACATTTAATAAAATTGTTGACGGTCGTACAATGAATTTTGAAATTACTGGTACAATAATTAAAGATGGAGAAGATATTGTAGAAGATCCACCCATAAGTGGAAATACAATGAGTTTTATATTTAGAGATGATGGTAAAGGATATGCTAGCAATAGTAATGGATTTTTTAGTAATTTTAAACAAGGTACATTACAAACAGGTACGTTTGGTATAACTCAGCCAAGCACTAATGAAATAATTGATATAGATGCTACTAATATTAATAATACAGATATATGGTTATATAAACTTGACTCACGTGGTGTTGAAAATGAATTTTGGGTACAAGTACCAAGTCTTGAATCAAATAATGTCATATACAATAGTTTAGATAAGAATATTAGAAACATATACAATGTAATAACAAGAGTTAATGATCGCGTTAGTATAGCATTTAGTGATGGAATATTTGGTAATTTACCTTTAGGAAATTTTAGAATATTTTATAGAGTAAGTAATGGCCTAAGTTATATTATAAATCCTAAAGACATGCGTAATGTTAGTGTAGAAATATCTTATTTTTCTAATTCAGGTCAATCAGAATTTTTAACTATATCAATGAATTTACCAACGTCAGTGTCTAATAGCGGAGGTACTGAAAGTAATGAACAAATCAAATTTAATGCTCCAAGTTCGTATTATACTCAAAATAGAATGATTACAGCAGAGGATTATAATCTTAGCCCTTTGACTGTAAATCAGGATATACTTAAGATTAAAACGGTTAACAGAAGTAGTAGTGGTATAAGTAGATACTTTGATTTAATTGATCCCACAGGAAAATACAGTAGTACCAATTTGTTTAGTGATGATGGTGTCATTTACAAAGAAGAATATGAAGAAATTTTTAAATTTAATTATAACAGTAGGATAGATATTGAAGGAATTATATATAACAAAGTTTTGCCAGTATTACGGGAAATAAACTTAAGAAACTTTTATTATGATAAATTTGGTCGAATTAAAATTGGATCTGATTTAAATTATAAATGGGTACAAATAACATCAAGCACTAACGAATCTACAGGATATTTCACAGGAGAGGCTGACGATATTGTAGGATATGATGTCACTTCCATCTTAAGGAATTTAGAAGTTGGAGCTAATTTAAAATTTGTTCCACCATTAGGCAAATACTTTATCTCCAATAAAGGTAATATTTTAGAAATTATCAATGAAAATAGTCCAAATGCTTCAAAGTATGTTTGGGCTAAAATAGTTAGTATAGCTAATAATGGAACCATAGCTAGGCTTGCAGATGGTACAGGGCCAATTAAATTAACAAGTGAAATACCTTCAAATGCAATTTTAGAGCAAATTATACCTGTTTGGAGGACTAATTTAGACAATAATATTATTAGAACTATGGTAAATCTTATTTTTTCTAATAAACCCTTTGGATTAAGATACGATTTAAGCGAAAAAAAATGGAAAATTATTTTTGAACAAAATATTAATAGATTAAGTACATTTAAAATAGGTAAAGCAGGGGATACAACAAATCAAAAATTAGATGCAAGTTGGTTATTATTATTTGAAACTGATGGTGAATTGTATACCGTTAGATCAAGAAGACTAAGGTATATTTTTGAAAGTGATAAAAAAATTAGATTTTATTTTAATAAAACTAATAAAATTTTTGACACAAGGTCAAATGTAATAATTAAAGATAAAATTAAAATATTAGGGGTTAACAATAAACCAAATCAAACTAATAGTTTTACCTACGATTTAGAATGGGAAATAACAGACGAATTTATTGGTGCAGATGGTTATACAGATAGCAAAAAAATAGAAATTAGTTTTAATGATTTTAATGATGATGGTGTTGTGGATGATCCTGATTTATTTGACACTATAGTAAGCCCACCTGCATCAACGTGGGATAGTTCAGTTACATATACTAAAAATTCTTATGTATTTTATGCTAATCAATTATTCATTAGTTTGGTAGATAATAATTTGAATTTTGAACCTAAAGCTGGTCAAAGTTCTAAATGGAAAGTTAATTACGGAAATTTTGTCATTTTAGAAAAATATGAAACATTGACTACTCAATATGATTATAGACATAGTTCATTTTTAGACATTTTAATTGTAGGTTCAGAATCTGATGTAAAATCAAGTCATATTTCTGATCAATATTATTATTTCACTGATAATGAAACTTTGGCGAAATTTAGTATGCAAGAAGGTAGACTAATTTATAATTTAGATTATAAGGTTTACTTAGGTAGAAATAATTTAAAGTTTCAATATGTACATAGTGCAGATTATAATACACGGATAGATCCTGGACAAATAAATTTAATGGATTTATATGTTTTAACTAAAAATTATGATTTAGAATATAGAAGATACATAGCAGGAGCAATAGAAAACGAACCATTACCTCCAAGTAGTGATCAATTGTATATTACCATGAATCCATTTTTAAATCAAATTAAGGCTATGAGTGATGAAATAATTTATCATAGTGTAAAATATAAAGTGTTATTTGGCTCAATGGCTACTCCAAATCTACGTGCTGTGTTTAAATTAATTAAAAATTCAGAGCAAATTATAAGTGATAATGAAATCAAATCTAGAGTGTTAGCAGCAATTAATGAATTTTTTTCTATAGAAAATTGGGATTTTGGTGACACTTTCTATTTTAGTGAACTTGTAACATATATTATGAATAGAACAGCGCCTTATCTAGTCAACATTGTTATTGTACCAAGACAGGTTAATTTATATTTTGGTAGTTTATTTGAAATAAAGAGTGAAAATGATGAAATTTTTATTAACGGGGCTACAAGTGATGATATTATGGTTATTGATGCATTAACTGCTAATGAACTTAATGCAGAAGGTGATATAGTAACAAGATCAAATATTTTAAATAAACAAAGTGTATCTAGTGGCACAGGTAGTTACTAATGTCTAACGAAGAATTTCCAGTACCTTTAAATAATAATGAAAAGCGTAAATCTGTAAAATTTTTACCAAGATTTTTTAGATCTGATGCTAATAAAAAGTTTTTAAGTAGTACAATAGATAATCTTATTCAAAATGGAACAGTTAGACGCATCAATGGTTTTATTGGTAGGCAAAATGCTAAAAGCGTCACTAACAATGATGTTTTTATTAAAGAATTGTTAGATGATAGACAAAATTATCAATTAGAACCTGCTTTAGTTGCTGAAGATAATTTAGGTAATATAACTTTTTTTAAAGATTATATTGATTACATTAATACCATAAATGTTTTAGGTGGTAATTCTATAAATCATGAAAAATTAAATCAACAAGAATTTTATAGTTTGGAACCTCACATTGATTGGGATAAACTTGTGAATCATTTACAATATTATTGGCTACCTTATGGACCAGATATTGTACCTGTTAGTGGAACCAAAATTTTAAACACTACAAGTACTTACACAATTACTATAGTAGATGAAGGAGATAATTTTGCTTATTTAATGACACCAAATGGCTTAACAAGAAATCCTATTTTAAGTTTATATCGGGGAGAAACTTACAAATTTGATATTAAAACTCCTAATGAACCTTTCAGTATAAAAACTGATAGAGTTAGTGGAAAGTTATTTAGATATACTGATGGAGTAGACCAGTTTGCTGTAACGAATGGAACAATAACATTTACTATTCCTTTAGATGCACCTGATGTACTATATTATGTTAGTGAAAATAATGTAGATACTAGCGGTATAATTAAAATCTTTGATATTATAGAAAATACCAAAATTAATGTTGAAGAAGAAGTGGCTGGAAAGAAAAATTTTACATTGCCTAATGGTATAAGTCTTACGAACGGAATGAAAATAAAATTTGTAGGTCAAGTTACACCTAAGGAATATGAAGATCAAGTATTTTATGTAGAAGGTGTAGGACAAAATATAAATCTAATCAACGAAAAATATTTAGAAACAAGTGCAAAATATACTGTTAATGTAAATGTTAATTATGATGAAATACCATTTGATAACTTAGCATTTAATAATGTTAATTACGCGGCACTAGATAAAGATTACATTACAATTAATAGAGCAAGTAGAGATCGTAATCCTTGGAGTAGATACAATAGATGGTTTCATCAAGACGTCATACAAAAAACTGCTGATATTTTAGGTACACAGCCTATATTTGATCAAAATTTTAGAGCTATTAGACCTATTATAGAATTTAACGCAAACTTACAACTATTTAATTTTGGAAATTTAAGTAAAAAAAATGTTGATCTTGTAGATAATTTTACAACAGATGTTTTTAGTACAATTAATGGAGCTTTTGGTTATTATATTGATGGTATTGAATTAGCCAATGGTCATAGAATAATTTTTAATGCAGATACAGATCCGTTAGTAAAAAATAAAATCTTTAAAGTTGAATTTAATACTTTACTTGATACGAATACACAATCATATACAAGACGTATAAATTTAGTAGCAGAGGAGGATAGCCAACCAATACAAAACGAATGTGTTCTTGTGATGTTAGGCGAAAAGTATTCAGGTCAAATGTTCTGGTTTAATGGAAATGATTGGTTATTATCTCAATCAAAAACTAAATTAAATCAACCACCGTTATTTGATTTATTTGACGAAAACGGAATAAACATTACTGATCCCTTATATTATGAAGGTTCAACATTTCTTGGAAATAAAATATTTTCCTATAAAATTAATAATGGGCGAGTTGATAAGGAATTAGGATTTGGCATAACATATAAAAATATTAATAATATTGGTGATATTCTTTTTGATTTTAATTTATTAAATGAAAATTTTATCTATAAATTAAATCAAAATATTTTAGAAGAAACAACTGATAATAAATTTTTAAAATTATATAATTATGCAGGTGATTCAAAATTAGTAAACGGTTGGGTAAAAAATGAATTAACTAATACACAACCTATAATTAGAATTTTTAAAAATATAACTAATGAATCTAATCCTAATCGACAAAATATTTTAACAAATAATTTCCCAATAGATGTATATGATGATATTGAGCAATTAGATGATTTAGTTGTTAAAGTATATGTAAATGGAAAAAGAATTGATAAAAGTAATTTTATCATAGTCAAACGCATTAATTATGATTATAAAACTGTTGTTTTTTATAATGATTTAAATGAAACAGATATTTTAACTTTAAAATGCTATTCAAAGCAAAATAAAAATTCTAATGGGTATTATGAAATACCTATATGTTTACAGAATAATCCAGCAAATAATAATATTAGAAACTTTACTCTTGGTGAAATTATTGATCATGTTGATAGTATAGTTGATAATTTATCTAATTTTAAAGGTATATTTCCTGGTTCTAGTAATTTAAGGGATATAGCTAATTTAAGTTCTTATGGAACAAAATTTGTACAACATAGTGGTAGTTTAAATTTCGCATTATATCATTTAACTAATCAAAATGCTAACATCCTTTTTGCAATAGAGAAAGCTCGAGACGATTATGGTAAATTTAAACGTGCATTTTTGTATAATTGCAAAAATATAAATTACGATAACGATATAAAAGAAACTGTTAATGAAGTTTTATTTAAGGTAAATCAAGGTAAATCTAAACAAGGCTCTTATTATTTTAGCGATATGTTGGGATACGGGGCATCTAAGAAATTTGAATTTACAGTAAAAGATGCAAAAACAACCAAGTATCCTTTAGCACAACCCTTTAGTTTAAAGCAATTGACTGCCCGTTGTATTTACATATATTTAAATGGCATACAATTATTACACGAAAAAGATTATACATTCACAGATGACGGATTTATAAACATTACAAAGCAAAAAGAAGAAAATGATATTATAAGTGTAATTGAGTATGAAACTACAGATGGATGTTTTATACCACCAACACCCACAAGTTTGGGATTATACCCTAAGTATGAACCAAAAAAATATTTAGATAGTACATTAATAGTTCCACAAAATGTAATACAAGGTCATGACGGTAGTATAATTCTTGCTTTTGATGATTTTAGAGATGATCTTATATTAGAGTTGGAATATAGAATATTTAATAATATTAAAATAGATTATGATACAAAAATATTTGACATTTATAATTTTATACCTGGTTCAAATAGAAAAACAGTGTACGATAGAGAGGAATTTAATAGAATATTAGCACCTAACTTTTTTAAATGGACAACATTAATTGACACAGATTTTAGCAAAAATTTATTATTTCTCACTAACAATCCTTTTACCTATAATTATAGTGATGTTGCAAGCATAAATGGAGATAAACTTCCAGGTTTTTGGAGGGGGATTTATACTTGGTATTTTGATACTGATCGTATACATATTTGTCCTTGGGAAAGTCTTGGATTTAGCATCATGCCTAAATGGTGGGAGCAAGTATATGGACCTGCCCCATATACCAAAGATAATTACATTTTATGGAATGATTTACGTAATGGAGTAATAAGAGAACCAAATAAACCATTAAAAATCAATCAAAAATTTGTAAAACCTATATTAGAAAATATTCCTGTTAATCAATATGGCAAACTTATAGATCCTGTTGAATCTAATTTAGCAAGTGGCATAATAACCACAAATTCAAATAAACCATATATTTTTGGAGATCAAAGTCCAATAGAAAATACATGGCGTAGAAGTAGTTATTATCCTTTTAGTTTAATCAAAACTATAATTTTAATTAATCCAAATCTTGCTTTTTCTCTTTTATTTGACAGATCTAGAATAGTTAGAAATCAAGCTAATCAATTAGTATATAAAGAAACTGGATTGAGGTTAAAATTAAAAGACATTTTAACAACAAGTATTTATAATGACAACACAAGAGTACAGACTAGCGGATTAATCAATTATGTAATAGATTATTTGATTAACGATAATCTTAATAGTATAAATGAATATAGATATAATCTAAAAAATTTAACTAATAAGCTAAGTTATAGATTAGGAGGATTTAGCAGTAAAGAAAAATTTAACTTAATTTTAGACAGCAGGAATGCAAAAGCAAGTTCAGGTTTATTTGTACCTAAAGAAAACTATAAAATTTTTCTAAATAGCAGTAGTCCTATTAAAAAATTATTTTATAGTGGAGTAATAATTACAAAATTTTTAACCAAATATGGGTTAGGATATGAAATAAAGGGTTATAGTCAAACTGAACCTTATTTTTATTATTATCCTTGGGATAAGCCTGGATATAATATAAATGTAGGTGGTATTAGCGAAAGTTTTATAAATTGGGATCGAGGACAAAGATATATTGCAGGGAAAATAGTAAAAATTGAAAAAGATTATTACAGAGTAAAACTAGCCCATACTAGTTCTAATAATCCAAATTTTGATTTACTACAAAAGCTACCTGAATTACCAATAATAGGTGGCAGAAATGCTAATTTAAGAAGTTTATTCACTAAAATTCCTAAAATTCTTAATTATGGATCTCTTTTAAGTAGTATTCAAGAAGTTGTAGATTTTTTACAAGGATATAGTGAATATTTAAAAGATCAAGGGTTTGAATTTGATGAATTTAATCAAACTTTAAAAACAGTTACTAATTGGGAAACAAGTATAAGAGAATTTTTATTTTGGACTACGCAAAATTGGAGTTCAGGGGCAGACAGTTATGTTGAATGGAATATTAATACTTATTATAAAATCGATCAAGTAGTTTATTATAATGGTGAATTTTATAGAAGTATAAAAGAACACACTACTAAAAACTTTTTTGATAGAAATTCCTATAATAAACTAGATAATCTTAATACGGATGGAGCGGCAGCAATAAGTTTAAGTCCAGCAGCTCTAAAACTTACCTTAAAACTTAATTACAGTGTAGTTGATGATTTAACAGAAACAAATAATACATATGAAATTTTTTCAGCAGATGGTGTCAAATATGATCCTCGGGGTTTAAATTATCAAAGAGAAGATGACAAATTCAGTTTATATCCTAAAAATGACTTAGGTATATATGGAGCAAGTATCTATCTTGTGCAAAAAGAGCATGTATTAACTATAGACAATGTCAGTCAATTTAGTGATGTAATTTACAATTTAGAAACTGGTTATAGACAAGAAAAAATTAAAACTACTGGTTATAAAACTATAAATTGGAACGGAAGTTTTGATGCCCCTGGGTTTCTATATGATCAAGCTAAAATTGAAGAATGGATTCCTTGGACTGATTATAATTTAGGCGATATAGTCAAGTATAAAGAATACTATTATAGTGCAAATAGTAATATACCAGGAGTAGAAAAATTTGATAATATTCAATGGATAAAATTAGAAGGAAAACCAGAATCTAAATTGTTACCAAACTGGGATTACAAAGCATTACAATTCACTGATTTTTATGACTTAGATAGTGATAATTTTGATATTAATCAACAGCGTATAGCACAACATTTTATTGGCTATCAAAAGAGACAGTATTTAGAAAATATTATTAAAAACGATGTAAGCGAATTTAAATTTTATCAGGGTATGATCACTGAAAAAGGCAGTGCTAATAGTCTTAATAAACTATTTGATGTTTTAAGTGCAACAAATCAAGACAGTATAGATTTTATAGAAGAATGGGCAGTTCGTGTAGGTGAGTATGGAGCAAGTGATGCTTTTGAAGAAATAGAATTTGTATTAGATGAATCTAAATTTAGAATAGAGCCTCAAGCTTTTGAATTATTATCTATTATAAAGAGTGAATTAACAGATTATGTAATAAGAAAAACAAAAAATGATATCTATTTAAGACCAACAAATTATAGTGACGATATTTGGCCTATAAATCAAAATTACAGACCATTTTTAAAGACTCCTGGTTTTTGTAGATTAGATCAGGTGAAATATGCATTAGATAAAAAAGATGATATTCTGTCATTAGATATTAAAACTTTAGAATCTGGGGATTATATTTGGTGTGCATTTGAAGATAAAATTAATGATTTTGGAGATGATTGGAGTATATATAGGTTAAATTATTTAGACTTAACAGTTAAAAATATTACATATACTAATCAGATTTTAATTGTAACATTTAACATAGATCCAAAAATATTTGTTGGAGACATTGTAGGGTTTAAAAGCGTAGAAAATTTTAATAAATTACTAAAAGTTACACAAGTTGACAATAAAACTATAAAAATACAAGGACCTATAACAGATATTATAAATGTTGGCAATTTAAATTTAAATTTAGTTAGAACTTATAAAATATCTGATTATAGATATGAAAATATAGATAGCTTAAATGTTCCTAAATATTTAAATAAAATTACAAACAAAGGCATAGATTTGGGATCCTATGGAGAATTAGTTTGGTTTAATAATCAAGGTAAGCAAGTTATATGGCAAAATTTACCTGTTTATGGAAAAACAGAAATAGTAGATAGTATATTAACTAATGAGAGTAAGCTAGGACAATGTGTTTGTATTAATGAAAGTTCAACAATATTACTAGTAAGTTCTGCTAATGAAGTTAGAATCTATATAAAAAATAATCTAACTTGGATTAAAACACTAGTAATACAGCCCCCAAATGAGACTGGTATTACTATAACCAATTTTGGTAAATCATTAGCCATAGCAGAAAATAACAATCTTATAGCTATTGGATATACTCGTAATGGAAACGGAGCTGTAAATGTTTATAAATTAGACAAAAATATTAATTTAAATTTAAGACAGACTATATTTAATCCAGAATATATTTATACTAATTTACCAATTACAGATCAATTTTTTGGATACAAAATAAAATTTAGTAAAAATTTAAATAGTTTAAGTTTGTTTATCAGTAGTACTAATGGTGTAAGTATATCAGGTAAAATATACATCTATAATAGCACTATTGAAGCAATAGATTCAAGTACAGTAATAAGTCCTTTTACTATTTTTGATAGATTAGAGCCTAATTCTTGTGAGGAAGAACCCTTTGCATATGATTATGATGTAAACAAAAATGGTTCAATTCTAGTTTTAGGTGCCTGCTTGAATGATGGTGGTAAAGTATATGTTTATGAACGAAAAATTGATTATTTTTATAGACAGCAAATTATAGATTTACCAGGAAAAGAAGAAAGATTTGGATTTGCTTTAGCCTTAAATACCAGTGGTGAATTATTAGCTGTGTCAAGTACTTATGAAACTATAGATTATGTAAATCAAGGTAGAATTAGAATATTTAAAACTCAAAACACAGAAGATGATTCAACAGTCCCACCAGTAAATTACAACGTAAATCAAATTATAGATAATCGTCGTGCTGAAGCAGATGGAATTCTTGGTGAACAATATGGTTATAAATTAAAATTCGCTAATGATAGCAAAACTTTAGTAATTTTTAGCAAGTATGGGGATAGCTATCAAGAACAAATTACAGGTGAAGATTCAACAAAGATTAATAAAGATTCAGGAAGAGTTGATGTTTATGATCGTTATATTACAAAATATATATTTTCTGAATCTATACCTGCTTATAGTAAAACTGAAGAATATGGATTAGGATTTGATATTGGGAATAATTGTATTGTAGTTGGAGCGCCAGCTGCTATATCAAATGACAAAACAACTGGTAAAGTTTATATACATAATAAAGAAAATAATATTTTTAGTTGGAGAAAGTATTTAGAAGAACAGCCTAAAATTGATATAACTGTATTCAAGAAGATATTTATATATAATAAAAAAAGTAGTAATTTGCTCTATTATTTAGATATTATAGATCCTGTTCAAGGAAAAATAGCAGGTGAGGCAGATCAAGAAATCAAATATAAAACTTATTACGATCCTGCTATATATAACTATCAATCTACAGGTAATGACATCAAAGTAACCATAGATGACGGTATGAATTGGTTAGATAAACAGGTTGGAATGCTATGGTGGGATTTAAGACGTGCTAAATTCATAGATAGCACTATGGGTAATGTTACATTTAGAAACTTTAGTTGGAATGCATTATATCCTACAGCTAGTATAGATATATGTGAATGGGTTGAATCAAAATATACCCCAGAACAATGGGATACTTTATCAGGAACTGAAGAAGGTTATAGTCGAGGTATAGATGGTAAAACTTTATATGGAAATAAGGTTTATAGTATAAAGAAAAAATTTGATACTATTAGTAAAACATTTAGTAGTTTATATTATTATTGGATAAAAAATAAAACTACGATTCCCTATGCTAATGGTAGAAAAATAAGTGCTATTAATTGCAAAGCACAAATTGAAGATCCAAAAAATTATGGTGTAAAATTTATACAATTTTTAAGTCCTAATAGTTTTGGATTAAGTAATGTTAAAAATCAGTTAGTAGATAAAGATATTAATTTAAATATTCAATACTGGACAGTCCCTGAAAAAGAAAAATTAATTATCCATAATGAATGGAAAATTATAAGTGAAAATAACAATACAGATATACCTATTGAGATAGAAAGGAAATGGATTGACAGTTTAACAGGTATTGACGAAAATGGCTTTATAATTCCAGATTTAAATTTAAGTCCTAAACAAAGATATGGCATAAAATTTAAACCAAGACAAAGTATGTTTGTTAATAGAATAGAAGCTGTTAAAGAACTTGTAGACAGGTTTAATTCCCAAATAAAAAATATTCAAATTGATAATATTGATCTAAGTGATTTTTTAAGAAAAGATCCGCTTCCTAGTATAATATCAGGTGAATATGATTTTGTAGTTGATGTAGAAGAAGAACTAAAATTTATAACCTTGCCTATAGAATCTTATAAACAAGCACTTGTTAAACCTATAATACAGTATGGTAAAATAATTGATGTTGAATTTATAAATCGTGGTGTAGGTTATAATAATGCTCCTTCTATAAAAGTAACAGGTAGTGGACGGAATGCTGTTTTAAAAACCCAAATAACTAATGGTGCAGTTAGCAACATTATTATTGATAATGGTGGTCAAGGGTATGATATTAATAATACAATTATATCCATTAGACCAGCAACTGTTTTGGTAAAAACTAACGAGTTAGGCCTTTGGTCTATTTTTGCATTTAATCCAAACAGTAGAACTTGGACTAGAATAAAAAGTCAAGAATATGACGTTACAAATTTTTGGTATTACATAGATTGGTATGCTCCAGGATATAATCAATTTACTAAAAGTGATTATCTAGTCAAGGGTATTTATGAATTATTTACTTTGAAAAGCAGTATAGGAAATATTGTAAAAGTCAACAATCCTGGTGGGGATTGGTTACTTCTAGAAAAATATAGTAATAATGTTGATATTGATTATACTAAAACGTATAAAGTAGTAGGAAAACAAAATGGAAGTATTCAATTAAGTTCAAAATTTTATGATTTTGATAAAAGTAAATTAGGATTTGCTGGTTCATTATTTGATAATAGTCCGTATGATGCAATAGGAAGTGTAGAATTAAGAATAATATTGAAAAGTTTAAAAAATAAAGTACTAATTGATGATCGTAGACAAATCTATATAGATTTATTTTTTGTAACTATTAGATACATTCTATCAGAACAAATGTTTGTTGATTGGATTTTTAAAACAAGTTTCATAAAAGCATTGCATAATGTAGGCAAGTTATATCAAAAAATTAACTTTAATAATGATAATTTACCAGATTTTGAAAGTTATATCAAAGAAGTAAAACCATTTAGAAGTAAAATTAGAGAATTTACCAGCATTTATTCAAATGTAGAAGATAGTCAAAGCTTAGTAACAGATTTTGATCTTCCTACATATATAGAAAATTTTAAAATACTAACCTTAAACACCATATCTAAAAATAATATTGTTGAAGTTAATAATAAAACAATTATAGACCAAAGTCCTTGGAAATTTTGGTATAACAATTTAGGTTTTCAACTTATTGATATTGTTATTAATGATCCTGGAAGTGGTTATTTACAATTACCTATAGTACGATTTGAAGGTAAATGTATCCGACCAGCAAAAGTTAAACCATTTATAGTAAAAGGAAGTCTTGTCAAAATTGAGATTTTAGATGCAGGATTTGGATATTTTACCCCTCCTAAAATAATTATTGATAGCAATATTAGTAAAGATGGTAGAATAGCACAGGCCTATGCTACTATAGGAAATAACTTAATTAGATCAAACAAAATTTCATTAAAATTTGATAGGTATTTGAAAGAATCTGTTGATGATATTAGGGATATTAATTTTACAGAAACTTTTAAAGGTAACGGAGTAAAAACTACGTTCTTATTAAAATATAAACCTGATTTTAAAACTGATACTACAAGTATCAAAATTAATAATCAAGCTCAAATTGTAGGAACTTACAGTATAAATCCTAAAATTAGTTTAGAAAAAGGATATAAAGTTCATTATGCAGAACTAGAATTCTTAGATGCACCCGAAGATGAATCTATTATAACTATCAATTATGTAAAAGATTTTATACATTTAAATGCTTTAGATCGAATTCATCATTTTTATTCACCAAGAGCTGGTATGTTAGGTAAAGATTTTGCACAACTCATGTCAGGTATAGACTATGGTGGTGTTAATATTATGGGTATAGGATTTGAAAAACCTAATACTTGGGATGGACTATATAATTGGGGCGAAAAAATCTGGGATGCAAAGGATCTTACTGATGATGAATTATATGACACAATTATAGATGGAGGAAATTTAAAGCAGAATAGTGCCTATAGAACTGCAAGTGGTTTATTAGCTGATGATATTATAATTGATGGTGATGGTTTTATCACTGCCAACACCAGTCCAGCACCAGAAGAAATGTTACCAGGTCACGTTGTTGACACATTAGCAATATCTGTATTTGAAAGGTCTTTGACTACAAGTTCTAAAATAATTTCCAATAATTATGTAAGTGATGGAGTAACAACCACCTTTAAAATTAATCAATATCCAAATAATAAAAATGCTATTATAGTTAAAAAAGATAATATTATACAAATTCCTAATGTTGACTATACTTTTAACTACGACAAACTTGAAGTGACTATTAATTCACCTGTATTACAAGGACATATTATAAGCATAACCAGTTTAGGTTTTAATGGCGAAAATCTTTTAATCACTGATGTACAAGTTGTTGCCACTGCTACTAATGAAATTTATACTAATTTAGATTGGCAAGAAAATATTAAGGCTTACACTTTAGTTTCAGGTGAAGTAGCTAATCATGAATTATTTAAAATTGAAGGTGAAACTCTACTAAAAAATAAGATAGGTATAAGATTTCCATTAGAACTTAAAGTAGGCCAAGTAGTAAATTTTAGCATATTTTTAGGTAGTGAAATAAACCAAAGTGTAGTTAGTAAAGAAACTTTAAAAACAGACGGAGTATCAACTAAATTTTATCTTAATAATCCAATAGGTAAAAAAATACCATTAGATCCTAACACTTTAGTTAGAATAGATAACACAATATTAAACTCAATAGACAGTTTTAAATATATATTAACTAACAATCAATTACAATATGATATTCCAGCTGGTAAAGCAGATATTGACTTTTATTCATTAAATGATTATGTAATTTATATTGACGGTATTAAAACAGAATTAGGTATAGGATATAATTTAGATTTAGTAAATTCAAAACTTAATATTAAAGCTAATTATTATAAGAATAATGCTGAAGTAATTGTTACTAATACTAAAGAAGCAGATTATTTTATTGATAATGATAATTATGGTAGATATATTTTATTTAAAAACGTATATCCTTTAGATACTGAAATTGAAATTACTGCAATGTTTAATCATGATATTTTAGATTTAGAAAGAAAATATTATGTAATTGAACCCAAACTTAATAATTTTGTTGACAGCATATATTACTTAAATCTTATTCAAATTAGTGCTGGCATATTTACATTTGAAAGAGAAGTTTTAGATACTAGTTACGTTTGGCTAACAAAAAATAAAAAATTATTAACACCTAATATAGATTACATCCTATTAGAAGATAAAAAAAGTGTTAAAATGGCAGGTCAACCTAAACCAACTGATAAGTTTAGTATTATCACTTTTAGTGGAAATGTAATAAGAAATCCTGTAAATTTTATGAAATTTAAGGATATGCTTAATAGATTTCATTATAAAAGATTGCATAAAAATAGAACTACTAGATTAGAACGAGATTTAAATTATGGAGATAAGGAAATCTTTGTAGAAAATCCTGACAGAATCAATACCGCACCTGGTGTATTGTACGTAAATGGTGAGCGTATTGAATACTATTTCAAGATTGGCAGTAAATTAGGTCAATTGCGTAGAGGTACTTATGGAACAGGAGTTCCTAATACACACAAAAAGTTTACTGAAGTGCATGACATAGGTGAATCAGAAACAATTCCTTACAAGGATGAGGACATTATCTTTCGTATATCAGATGTTGATTTTAATGATTCAACTAAGACTATCAGTATTCCTTTTCTTGCCAATAAGAATAATATTGAAGTTTTTGTGGGAACACGTAGACTTAGAAAAAACAGTTATACAATACACAATAAAGATGTGCATCCAGAAAGCCCAGAAGGCGATGAAGAACAGCCAGCAGAATTTACAACTGATGGATCAAATCATGGCACAGAAACTAATAGAATAGGTTATATTATACTAACTGAAGCTCCACCAATAAATGTACCTATCACAGTTATAATTAAACGATTAACTTTATGGAGTGATGCTAATAAAGGTCTATCAGAATCCACCAACCAAGTGGCATATTTCTTAAAATATAATGTAGAAGAAATTACAGGTACTGAATTAACTCTTGATAGCGGATCATATAGTACAGATACAGATAATGTAAACATGGATGAGGAATAAACAATGGCAAAACAAATAATCAACGTAGGTACCAAACCTAATGATGGTACTGGAGACACCTTAAGACGAGCAGCCATTAAAATTAATGATAACTTCACAGAGGTTTATACCACCATACAAAATATAAGCCTATTATCTGGACCACAAGGTATACAAGGACGTCAAGGTACACAAGGAACTAATGGTACACAAGGACGTCAAGGTACACAAGGTACATTTGGTGTACAAGGTATACAGGGTCTACAAGGTGCAGGAACACAAGGAGCTAATGGCTATATAGGTATAGATGGCAATCAAGGTGTACAAGGAATACAAGGGATAGAAGGTAGTAAAGGAACGGCTACCCAAGGTATTCAAGGTATTCAAGGAACTGGCGGCACAAATGGGGTTCAAGGACAGCAAGGAAATTTAGGACTACAGGGCTCTCAAGGACAGCAAGGAAATTTAGGTATACAAGGTATACAGGGACAACAAGGTACACAAGGTATACAGGGACAACAAGGATTACAAGGTTATGAGGGTACTCAAGGTTTTTATGGCGACACAGGACCAATAGGACAACAAGGTATACAGGGTCGTCAAGGTACTCAGGCTGCTCAAGGAATCCCAGGTGCCAATGGTATACAAGGTATACAAGGATTTCAGGGTTTAAATGGATCTCAAGGAACACAAGGCTCTATTGGCACTGGTTTTATAGGAATTCGTACAACTGTAAGTTCTAACACTGGGTTAATTAATGATAGTGCTAGAGTAAATTTAGAAATGACTGGGTTTAAAGGATATGTCTTATATAAAATTCAAACAAGTCATGCTGCATGGGTAAGACTTTATATAAATTCAGCAAGTCGAAGTGCCGACGTTGGACGAACTCAAGGCACTGATCCAAGTTATGATGCAGGCGTGATAACTGAAATTATAACCACAGGATCACAAACTATCAAAATGACACCTGCTGTTTTTGGTTTTAACGATGAAACTATTCCAACAACGAATATACCAATAAGTGTAACAAATTTAAGTGGTGCAACTAATAATATTACAGTTTCCCTAACTTTATTGCAGGCAGAATAATGAGTGATTTAAAAGAATATATAGTTACGTTAATCGATTCTAATAATTTAGATAGTTTCTACGAGGACATGGAAACACCTAGTTGTAATCTTTACATACCAAATAGAATAGTAGAATGTGTTAATCGTAGGCCTATAAGTCGAAATACTCATTATATGTTAACTGAACAGGAAGCTGAACAAATTAAAAATGATTCAAGAGTATTAGATTGCCAACAATTAGCTCAAAATCTTGGAATTGAAGTTAGACCTTGTTGGACTCAAACAAGTACTTCTTGGGACAAATCTTTCTCAACCAATAATACAATGAAAAATTGGGCTCTACTTAGATGTACTGAAGGTTCCACTCGTGCTAATTGGGGGTTTGATGGAGCCAATTATAGTCAATCTGCAACAGTTGGATCTAGCCTAGAAGGTAAAAATGTGGATGTTGTTGTAGTGGATGGTCTTGCCAATCCTAATCATCCAGAATTTGCATTAAATAGCGATGGTACAGGTGGTTCTAGGGTAGTCCAATATAATTGGTATCAGCATAGATCAGGTGGTGGAACACATATCTACGGAAATTATACAGGAACTGGTGCTGAAAGTAATAATAATCATGGTTGTCATGTTGCTGGAACTATAGCAGGAAATACTCAAGGTTGGGCTAGAAGTGCTAACATTTACAATATTAGTCCTTATGGTGATGATGGAAATAATCATACAGCAGAAGAAATATTTGATTTTATAAGAGCTTTTCATCTTAATAAACCTATAAATCCTAATACAGGTAGAAAAAACCCAACAATAATAAACAATAGTTGGGGATACTTTTTTCTTCCAGTCCCTATAAGTCAAATAACCAGTGTAAATTATAGGGGAATTAATTATAATGGTCCATTTACAGCTGAAACATTACAGAGTTTAGGTCTTATTGTTAGTAGTTCATCTCTTCCTGGTGTTGGCTATAGATATATAGCGTTGGATACAGATATTGCAGATGCCATTAATGACGGTATTATTATAGTTGGTGCAGCTGGCAATTCTAGCTATAAAATTGACATTCCTACAGGTCAAGATTATAATAATCGTTTCGTTTCTAATGGAAATAGTTATTATTATAATAGAGGAGCAACGCCAACATCATCAAGTACAAACATTTGCGTAGGAGGTATATATAATTCTGTGCAAGAAAGAAAAAGGACAGATAGTAATTGCGGACCTAGAATAGACATATATGCACCAGGCACAGCTATAATTAGCAGTGTCAATATTGCTGGCGTGACAGATTCAAGAAATAGTAATTTTTGGTTACAGAAATTAGGCGGCACTAGCATGGCCAGCCCACAAGTTTGTGGAGTGCTTGCTTGTACTTTAGAACTATATCCAGATATGAATCAAAATGATTGTATAAATTATTTAAATTCTACATCAACAAAAAATCAAATTTATGACACTGGTGGTACTGATACATTAGGACTTCAGCAATCGGTAAATAGATATTTGTATCTTTATAAAGAAAGACCTAACATTGGGTCAACTTGGCCAAAACTTAATTATAAACCAAGACCAACTAATGGTAGAATGTTTCCAAGAGTAAAGGTAAAAAGGTAAAAGTAGTACTTTAACTTGAATAAATATTTTGGTAGAGAATTATTATGCAAAACAAAGATTTTGGTGGCATACATTTAGAAGGTCACATTAGAATTTGGGATCCAAATACCCGAGAAATCTATATCGAAAAGCGAAATGCTATTCATTATGAAAATATGAGTGTAGCTTTAGCGAACAGTATAGCTAACTCTGGCAGCGGAATTATTAATGAAATGGCTTTTGGTAACGGTGGAACTGCTGTAGACCCTACAGGTATCATTACATATCTAACACCAAACACTACAGGGATAAATGCAAGTCTATATAATCAGACATACTATAAAATTGTAGATGACACAAGTAGTGCTAATAATAATCCTCTGAGAAATTATATTGAAACACGGCACGTAACTGGCACAAACTATACTGATGTTTTTATAACTTGTCTGTTAGATTACGGTGAACCTAGCGGCCAAGAAGCTTTTGATAATACTAACGACAATAATAGTTTGTATACATTTGATGAATTAGGTCTATTAGCTAATAATGAGTTAGGACAAAAACGTCTTTTAACTCATGTTCTTTTCCATCCTGTGCAAAAAAGTTTGAATAGATTGATTCAAATTGATTATACAGTAAGAATACAAAGTTTAACTGGACTTATGGGGAATAGTTAATGCCTACTAAACTTAATAAATCGGACAGTAAAAAGGCTCCTATAGATATACAAGATGGAGCTCTTGATATCAATTCTACATCATTAGTATTCTTAGGTAAAAATTATTCAAAAGGATACACTAAACCTATAGGAGAAAATTTTTTACATTTATTAGAAAATTTTGCCAATGCGAGTGAACCTAGAAATCCAATACAGGGTCAGTTATGGTTTAATAATAATATTCTAGCAAAAGTAGATAGTAATATCGATGATAGTACTGCTAGTTATGGTTTAAAACTATTTGATGGTACTAAATGGCTACCAATAGGTATAACCAAAAAGGTAGCAGTAACCCCCACCCTTCAAAATTTACAAAGTTCAAATCTTAACAAAGGTGATCTCTATGTAGATACAAGTAAAAATCAATTATACATTTTTAATGGCGATGCATTTACATTAATTGGACCCACATTCAATGCTGCGGAAAAAACAGGAACAGAAATAGAATATATTAAAGATGCTATTACTAATGAGAGTATACCAGTAATAAGTATTTTTGTTAAAACTAAAAGAATTGTAATTATAAGTGATACTAAATTTACTCCAAAATCTTTTATACTAGGATTTAAAGAAATAAATCAAGGTGTAAATTTATCTACAGATAGTTTCAATTCAACAATTAATAAAACTAAATTTTGGGGCATTGCAGAAAAAGCTGAAGCTCTTATAAGTGGTACAGAAATTGTATCAACTGCTAATTTTTTAAGAAGTGATCAAAATAGTACTACCAATTTTAGTTTTAATGTTAGAAATAATAATGGTATAAGTATAGGTAATGATTTAAGTTTTAACTTAGGAACTGATACTTCTGGCTCCTACATTTATAACAAAATAGATGGAGCAAGTATTGATATTAGATTACGTCAAAATACCCAAATAAAGAATATTATTAGAATTTCTTCTACAACGAATAGTACAGGTGCAGTAGGTATTAATAACA